TGGATTCCCTCCAGATTCTCGCATAGCGATAAGAGAAAGGCCGTTAAGCCAGTTCTTTCCGGATACGCCGGCAATCTCCATTGCTCGAGATACCCAGCGCTTTACGTCTGCAGTAGGGTTTCCGCTGGATTTTACGTCGCCGCCTTCTAGCAACCCTTTGATCCAATCTTTCGCGCCGTCTGTAGCTTTGGAGATCATGCCCGTAGCAATGCCCTTCGCCGGCTCCAGAACGTCGTCCAGATTGGTGAATTTATTAACCATCTTCTTGATTAAGCTGAGGGGATCGCTTACGTAATCCCATACATCAAGCGCAACCTCTTTCGCTTTTGAGCCTACTTTCTTGGCCACGTTCCAGGTTGCCTTTCCTGCCGACTTCACACCGCCCCAGATTTTAGATCCGGCGCTCTTTGCTCCGTCCCAGGCAGCCTGCATATAGCCTTTTCCGCCGTTGTAAGCTGGAATAATGCCCTTTGCTTTGAGCAATTCAGCTGTGCTATTTCCGTCTAGTACGCTAGTACCTTTAGGCAGGTTAAGGATCGTTTCTCTCTTAGGAGATAGGAAAGTACGGCCGTCTGGGGTCTGGATCAATTCCTGCTTGTTTTTGCCCTTGCCGTCCGACACGATAGCCGGTCCCCCAGGGTGGTTATCGGTCCCTTTTGCGTATTCTGGTATATTCCATTTCGGGATACGTAGCTTTTTAGGAGCATGCACTTTGTCTAGGATCCAGTTGATCCCGTCGCCCACTCCATTTACGCCCTTCGCCAATCCCTCGAGTAAGAATTTACTTACGTTCTTCACACCGCCAGCAATGTTTTTCGCTGCTTTGCTTAGTCCGTCGCCCATTCTTTTTGGAAGGCCCTTTATGGCTTTTACCATATCGTCAAATATTCCGGATACTTTGTCTTTCATATTCCGGAAGATTTCCAGCCCTTTATCCCGCATATCCCCGAAGCGTTTAATTACCGAGGAATAAGCATTTTTAATCGGGTTTATGATGTTGTCCTTTATGGAATTCCAGATCTTTTTGGCCGTATCCCGTAAAGCGGTAAAAATTGAAGTCGTGTTGTTTTTTAGATTCGTAAATCGAGATTTCACGAAGTCCACAACCGCCCGTATTACAGTCCAAAAGATATTTTTTATGGCGCTCCAGGTTGCAGAAAAGAAATTTTTCAAGGTGGTAAAGATTGATTTACCAGTATTAAGCATGTTCGTAAAGCTATTCTTGAAGAAATTCACGATCCCGCCGATCACCGTCGAGAATACGTTTTTTATCCCATTCCAAAGCGATTTAAAGAAACCGCCGAAGGATTTTGCAAACACTCCAACGCCTTTAAGAAGCTTTCCGAAGAAGGTAAGCTGCACGAAATTCCAGATAAATTGGACTGCTCCAGAAAAGGCCTGTTTTATCCCTTCCCACATTTTCGAGAAGTTGCCAGTAAACAAGCCAGCGAAAATTTTCACCACGCCCATAATGACATTTAGCGCGCCCGAAATTACGCCCTGGATATTGCCCCAGATTGATTTGATAATTGTGAGGATAAGGCCAAAAGTGACCTTAAATAATGCGGATATTGGTGGTAGCGCCGCCTGTATAATCGTCCACAAAGTCGATAGAACCGGCTTTACGACGGCAAGTATTACGGAGAAAGTTGTAGTAACAACCGTTTTTATGAAGCCAAAAATATTACGGAAGGCTTCGAGGATCATAGCGCCGTTTTCGTCCCAGAAAGCTTTGATTTCCCCGACTTTTTCCATGAAGAAAGTAGAGATAGCCCCTACCGCTTGCATGACAAGATCTTTTGCTACTTGGAAACCTTGTTTAAGCTTCTCGAAAATGGCCAGCGCTGTTTCGAGCATTTCCGGGGGAATAAGGTTTTTTGCATTGGCCAGTATATCCCCGCTGAAAAATTCCTTCACTTTCCCGAAGGCGTTCATAATCGAAGCGCCGAGCTTGTTCACGAAGTCCCTAAACGGCTCGATTTTCTTATAAGCCAGGATAAAGCCGGCCACTACTGCAGCAATGGCTGCCACAATAAGACCGAATGGCCCCAGGAGCGCTGCGCCTGCAATCTTCAATCCGTTTAAAATCTTGCTGAATATGCTTACCTTGCCTTCTGCCTTGCCGAATTTAAGTCCCATCATGCCGACAACGCCAGCAATATTGCTTATGGATCCGGCCAGGATCCCCAGCGTAACTAGAAGCGGGCCGACGGCTGCAGCTGCAAGCGCAGCATATGTTATAAACTTCTGCCAACCTGGTGATAAATCATTAAACCAGGTTACTAAGTCCTGCAGGCCTGCCGAGATCTTTTGTATGGCTGGTGTCAATACGTTCCCAATCGTGATACCGGCAGTTTCGACTGCTCCCCCTAGTTCCTCGAGCGCTCCCTTTAGATTATCTTTCATCTTTTTGGCTGCTTCTGCACTAGCGCCGCCGCTATTCTCCAGGGAAGTTGTCATTTTGTCGATCTCGTCCGGGCCAGCGTTCATAAGAGCAAGAAAACCGGACGTAGCTTCCGTTCCTACCAGGCTGGCTATTGTCGCAGCCTTCTGCGTTTCTGTTTGTCCGTCTAGCGATTTCTTGAAGTTCTCCACTACTCCCGAGATCCCAATAAAGTTACCCTCGGCGTCAGTAACGCTAATCCCTAGAGCTTCCATTGTCTTACTGTTTTTCTCGCTTGGATTGAGCAAAGCAAGCAACGAAGCCCGTAAGGCTGTACCTGCGTTTTCTCCTTCAAGTCCGGCATTAGTCATAATACCGATTGACGCAGCTGTTTCCTCCATAGACACGCCCAGGGCAGCTGCAGGAGCGCCGGCGTACTTAAAGGCATATTGCATATCTGTAATGTCCGCAGCCGTCGCGTTTGCGCTCTCTGCAAGCACATCGGCAACCCTGGACGCTTCGCCAGCTTCTAGTCCCCAGATATTGAGGGCAGAAGCCACTACGTCGGCCGTCTGAGCCATTTCAGCGCCGGAAGCTTCTGCAGCACTAATTACACCCGGCATGGCCGAGATAATGTCCTGAGAAGTAAATCCGAGGGCTGCAAGATTCTCCTGGGCCTGGGCTACTTCTGTCGCACTTTTGGAAGTAGAAGCCCCTAGATCAAGCGCTGATTCTTTCAGCTGGTCCAGCTCGCCGCCGGTAGATCCGGCAATAGCTCCAACCCTGGACATTTGCGCTTCAAAGTCCATGCTGGTTTTTACAGCTGCACCCATTGCCCCGACGATTGGCAACGTGACTTTCATCGAAGCTTCTCGGCCGGCGTCTTTAAGCTTGGTTGCTGCTTGCCCGGCCTGCTCTTTGATCTTGGCCATACTATCGGCAAACTTTGCATTACGATCCGTAGCACTTCCTAGCTTGTCCTCCAGATCATCAAGGGTATTTTTCATTAGCTTTTGCTTTGCTATGGCTTCCTCGATTGCTACCTTTTGCTCTCTGGTTTCCCTGGAATCCTCGCCTTTTGTGCTGATCAGATCCTCGAGCTTCTGCTTTTCCTGCTCGATCAAGTCAGTCTGCAGGCGATAAGACTTAGTTAATCCGTCTTTTTCTGCTTTGGCCGCCTGGTACTCTTTGCCCTGGGCTTTCAGAACAGAAACAGACGCAGAAGTAGACCGGGCCGCCTGGTCAATCTGCGTCTTTAAATCTTTGGTACCGCGCTGAAACTCTTTCATAGCCAGCTGGCTATCCTCGAGCTGCTTCTGCATAGCAGACTGTCGCGCTACCGCGTTATTTATTTGTGTCGCATACTTCTGCGCTTCTTTGGAATTTTCGCCGTAATCCTTTTTGGCTTGGCTATATCTTTCGTGAAGGATCTCGATCTGCTTTTGGTTAGCAGCCATTACTTTATTAAGACCTTCTACTTTCGTTTTCATGGTTAGATAGCCGTCGCCTGCCTGGCTCACTACTGAAAGATTTGCCTTTAATTCAGATTGTGCAGTTTTCAGCTGGCGCTTTATTCCGTCTAGTGACTTAGAAAACGAAGATCCGTCCAGGCCCAGATTTACGATCATACTACCTAACGGCTTACCGTTTTGGGCCAAAAATATCACCTACCTTTTGAAAACAAAAAAAGGGAACCTAACCGGCTCCCCCCTCTGCTTATATGCTGTTATAAAAATCCTCTGCAGACATAACATCATCTTTGCGCTTGCGCCCTTTACCTGGCGTTTTCTTCGAGTTATTAATTAAGCGCAGAAAATGATTTAAGTCCATTTCCTCGATTTCATTGACCTTGTAGCCTTGCTCCATCAGCTGCCTATACAAGTCGTCGAGATTTTCGAGATATTCGGCGTAAGTTGAGGGGCCGCCTTCTGTTACTGTGTCACCTTGTTCAGCTCCGCTTTCGCCTGCTGCTTTTTTTCTTCGTCACCCATAACGGAAAGCATTGTATCGGAAAGGACTTCTGTTAGTTCCTCAGCTGCTAACCCGTCCAGGATCGTGTCGTAAGTAACTTTGTCCGTATCGAAAAGACTTGCTACAAGATCAATCATCATATCAATCTGTTCCAACTCCGTAAGCCCTTTGGCTTCTGGCCCCTGTTCTTCGTCTAGCTTCTGAGATACTTCAAGAACGCGACGGAATTTACGCGCATTCACAAAGCCTTGTACATGTTTTTCTTTTACTCCGTTTTCGTTCATCAATTCGATTGTTAGCATGGTAATACTCCTTTGTTATTTGTTTTTTGATATAAGAAAGCCAGGGATCTGTAACCCCTGGCCAAAGTGTGATTATTTATTAAGCTGTCGGCTCTGTTGCTGCTGGTTCTTCTGTTCCTGGAAGGCTAGAGTAACCAGGGAAAACAAGCTCTTTGAATTGCTGTAGATCGAAGCCCTCGGCGTCAGATCTTGCTTTAAAGAATACCCAATCATCAGAACGACGGGCGATAAAGGATCCAGATACTTCATCTGTATTCAGATCTGGCGTTTCTCCTTCAGCTGTATTAAGTTCCAATTCTGGATAGCTTAATTTCCCTTTCAACAAAGCAATATACAACGTCGCCCCGTTACGCGCTTCTGAACGAAGAAGAACGGAAACGTAAGGCGGGCGTGTTTTTGCTCCGACTTTCTCCACGCCATTTTCAACAAGTACGCCCAGAATCTTATTAACTTGGTCTGTCGTAAAATCTACTACTCCTAACGTCAATTCCGGGGAGCCTGTACCAACTGCCCCAACGTGGAACGGCACGTTATTTGCGAAGGTTGTTTTCATAGCAGCGCCCAGGCCACTAATTGCCGCACTAATTGCGCCGGCTTCTTTTGCTACGTCGATAACTTCTTTTATTTGCTCCGTATCTCCATCGTGGATACCTACTTCAATACCATCAAAACCAATACTAGCCATGTTTGCATAGCTCCTTTTCGTCTTTTATTTTACTTTTATAAATTGATCAGTTGAGTAACGAATAGATCTCATATAAAGCGGCGTAATATCCGGATCTTTTGCAACCGGAAAAGCTCGCTCTTTAATCCAATTCGCATTTTCTAATGCTGCAATTTGTGCAGCTTCTGCAGCTTCCAATAAGTTCAGATCATCGGTCCATAGATCAACCTGGACTGTAAGGGAAACTTTCACGCTTCTGTTATTAGCAAAGCCGCTGCTGTAGTCGCTAATCTCAACTATCCGGACTAACGGCGCATGCTCCGGCTGCCTTTTGCTCTCCGGTACCTCAATCGTAAAAATATGATCGGGGTTTACCAGGCTAGTAAACTCCGGATCCGACATAAGAATGTCGTAAACTTGCGAAGCCGGTAATCTCATAAGCCCAACCCCTTCCGTATTTCCGCCTGCATAATCTCCAGGATTCTATCCTGCATTTCTTCTTCTGTTTGCTGTATGAAGCCCTGGGGCCTTTGTTTAATCGTCCCTGTTTCTGCGAAGTGTACGCGCCAATGCGTTTCCTTCCCATATCCCACCGAAATAATACCGTCCTGGTTTACGCCTGAGATCTGCACATCGTCCTTCATATGAACGTGTGAGCCCTTGCGCTCCGTTTCCCGGTCAACCGGGGTATTACGTTCCAATCGCTCGGCAAACGCTTCGCCTGCCTTACGTATGGCTCTATTACGTATCTTCTTTTCCGATACTGCTAGTTTCCGTAAGTTCTTATCCAGTTCATTAAGCCCGCTAAATTCAATCGACATTCTTGGCCGCCTTCACTTTTTCAGCTTTAGCAATGATCGTCATATATGTTTTGTCGTCTGTGTCCGGATTGATTTTCTCAATCGCATAACGCACGTTTTTATGAAGTATGACCATATCATTTTCTACCTGTTCTTTTTGGTATTGGCGGATTACGAAAGTTACGCTGTCCTCCAGGACTGTGCCTATACTGGCCTTTACTTCGTTTAGAAACTTCTTCGGCATTGCTGCCCAGCAGCTGAAAATAACCTGGTCAGTAGTTTCTGCTACTCCATGACTATTTTTCTTTTCCTGGGGCCTGGCGAAGCTGATACGCTCGTTCATTTTGCTAGGGTCTGTTATGGCCATGTGGTTAACCTTCTTCCATGTAGGCCGCTTCTAGCTGCGTGATAAAAGAAGTAACCCCGTAAGGGATCTCCTTCTTTTCTTTTTCAGTAGCAGCTAGTCGGCTTTCATAATAATGGCTGGCCAGGAGAATAACGCCCAGATCATAGAGGGCATTATCTGCAAAGTAGGGTTCACGATTAGGGGAAAGGGTTACGCTGTCTTTGATATATTTCTCTGCAGCGTTGAGGAATCGCTTTATAAGATCGTCGTCAAAATCATGATCTATCCGGAGATTGTCTTTCACTTCTTGCATAGTTACGGCCATGCGCTTACCCCTCCTTTAGATAAGCAGCAATTACGCTGTAGTTGTTTCTGTTGCTGGAGCAGCTGGTACAAACTCGATATAACGGCAAGCGTCCGGATCAATTTGTTTGTAATCAGCGCGCATTGTGATTGCCAATCCTTGTGTATAGGAATCGAATTGCGTCCATTTTGCTGTAACAACGCTTCTTTTCGCTTTAAATACGGCTTCTTCCAGATCACCGATAAAGATCGGATATTTCGGGTTAGCTGCAGTTCCACCGTTTGGCAGGATAACGTCCGGAATGATTACAACCGGCTTACCTAAGAAGGAATAGCCGCTTGGTGAGGAAATGTTAGGCTGCAGCAAGTAACGGCCGTCTTTGTCTTTCAATTTGTCCAGCTCGTTATACGCAGATTGGTTTACGACAACTGTAGAAACTAGGGCCGGATCCAATGCGACGTTAGCAACTGTTTTCAAGTCGTCTACTGTTGTCGCTGGTACTTTCGTAAATGTTTTTAGGATCTCGACGATTTTACGGTTATCCGTATTTACTCGCATTGTTTCCAGGTGCTTAGATACACGATCAGCAAGATTAATTGCGGAATCGTCTAGGGCTTCCTGGGAAAGAATCAATTTACCGGCATAAGTCGCTACTTTCCATTCAACCGGGATAAATAGCTCTTTATCTACGTCCTCAATTAGAGCAGCTTCTTCTTTTGTTAAAAGTCCCATGCTTGTACGTTTAGCTGCTGGATATGTTCCGCTGCCTGTTGTTACCGGTTCTTCTGTGATCATTTTTGTTAGATCCAGGCCAGTTTCTTTTCGTTCTTTCACTCGAGTAACAACCTGTTCCGGAATTACTACGCCAGCGTCTGCAGAAGTAAGGGCAGATCGTTCCTCGCCCTGGGATTTGATATAGTTCCCGAAAGCTTCTACTGCTTGCATATCGACTTGGGAGCCTAGCAAGCTGCGCTGTTCCTCTGGTCCTGCTTTCGCTGGATCAGCTGCAGGATCTTTTTTATCTTCTTCCGGTTTTAGTCCCGCAATTTCCTCCAATGTTTCGACGGTCGCCTGCAGGTTCTCGATTTCTGCTTTCAGCTCGTCAATTTGCTTTTTGATTTCCTTTGCCTTATCAAGATCGCCACTTTCTGCGCGTGTAGCAGCGTCGGTAATAAGTGTATTGTACTGGCTTCGTTTTTCTGTAAGATCCTTTTTCGCTTTTAGGATTTTATCTTTTAATGTCATTTCAAAAATTCCCTTCGTTTTGTAATTTAAGTAAATCTAATTGAAACAGCAGCGCTTCTGTTTCGGCGCTGTTTTGTTCCTGCTTATACTGATCTAGGTTTCTTTTGGCAATGTCTACGCTTGTGTCCTGGTACGCCGGATAAGTAACTACGGAAACGTCCGTAAGCCGGGAAATATTATTTAAGCGACGCAGATATACGCCGGCTTCTTTGTCGTACTCGAAGGAATCACCCTTCGGAGCTAAAAGGAAACCGAAAGAGCATTGCGTAATATTACGCAGCTGTACGTTTTGATAAAGATCATTCGCGTATTGTGTGCCTGGCAGCTCTACTTCAAAGCGCAGGCCGACTTCATCGACGGCAAGCTTTAAGGTTCCGGCCTTTGTACGCCCTAATATCTGGCCAGGGTTGTGATCAATCAGCGCCCTAACATCAGACATATCCGCATTTTTAAGAGCGCCTGGCGTAATGATTTCTACAAAGCCGCCCAGGTTCTCGCTTCTCTTGTTGAATTTAAGAGCGTATCCGGATAGGACTTGCTTTCCGCCTTCGCTTTGCTCGGATCTCATTTCCAAAGATCCATCGAGTAAAATGCGTTTTTCATTCTCCACTTTCTCCACCCCCTTTCAAGTCTGGATTTTCTTCTGCAGCAGAAGGGACTGGATTATTTTTCGACTTGGCCATCTGGTATTCTTCCAGCTGATCCAGGGTCGTGTAATTCAAGCTAACCAGGTGCTTGTCCCCGTTTTCTATCGGGGGCTTTCCGTACTCTTTACGGGCGTCGTTTATGCTGTAGATCGAAGCCTGCATAAGAGCAGTCACGTTTTCCCTTTTCGTTTTGGAATCTGTCATCTTAAATTTACTTATGTCGTATTCCAGGTCGTAAAGGTAATGTAACGGATCCGGAAGCAGCTTAAATTTCATTTCAGCTATGCTTGCGTTGAAATAACGGGAAAGTGTATTTGTCAGGTAATCAAGATTGGATTGCTCCAATGAAGTGTTAGGCTGTTCAATGCCTAATTTGTGAGGGGGTAAACCGAAGGCTTTTGCTATTTGCAGCGTTCCATGCGTGTAACCATTTACCAGCTTTAAGATCTCGGTATCGACTTGGATCTGCTCGAATACCTCGCCATCGTTGAGGACGATAATACGCTGGTTATTGCTCGCTCCGGAAAATTGTTTCTCGAATTTCTCTCGGATATTATCCTTTGCTTCTCTGGATAGCTGCGCTTTCCCTTTCATGGTTAGGGTACCGCTGGCCGTTGTTCCTTTCTTGAAGAAGTCGAACAGCAGCCGCTTACTTGCTTCCTGCGTTTTGAGCTCGTAGCTTAGTGAAGTGATCGGGCTGATACCGGTTATTCCGTCCAGCGTGAAGAAACGAAAATGCAGCATGTCGCTTGCTTCTACTCGTTGCGTTTTGTTTCCCAGGCGTAGCTCGTAATAAATACCTTTCTTATCTTCTTTGGTTACTACGTCGCTGATAGGTCTATGGTAAAGATCGCTAGGATCCCCGGCAGCGTCCCGTAAGATATGGACGAAGCTTTCTCCATTCAGCAAAGCCGTAACCATGAAAAGGTATTTCAGAAAATATCCCGAATAATGAGGATTCGGCTTGTTGTTCAGCAGGTGAAAAAGATGAGTATCATCATCTTTTATATTGCTTTTCATTACGCTGATCGGGCTGCCGGCAACGTCAGAAGCTAATGTATGAACAGCTGTAAATATATCGCTGTTTTTGATTGCTCCCACTCCAGCATATACTCGGCCATTTAACCCTTTCACTTGATCCGGGAGCTCGATAACGGGCATATCGTAATTTTGCAGCTGGCTCCTGGTTTCAGATCGTGATTTAAAAAATCCCATGTAGTGTTATTCCCTCCCTTCTCTATCGAGAAGTACGGCTATAAGGATAAGGAAAACGCCTGTTACTCCTAGCCCCCATGTGAAGGAATGAAGGTAAACAGCTGCATTAATTGTTGCCATGCCGGCCAGCAGCAATAAGCTATGCAGCTGATCGGATATAAAAGCGCAAACAAGAAGCAGCACTTTAGTAATTATCGAAAAGTTCACTATGACACCCCTTCCAGCAGGCCCCGCAGCTCCTGCATTTCTTTTTTGTTTTCCGCAGCAAGTTTCTCGATCTCTGCAGATAATCTTTCTATGTTTTCTATATCGCCTTTGGCCAGGTTCTTTATTTTCTTTCTACGGATCCGGATTTTCATTTGTCGGGATTGGATCGCCCTGCTCACATACCTGGACGTATATTGCACTCCACAATGAGGACAAGCGAAATAATGCCGGCGTACTCCTTTTGTGGCCCATTCGCTTTGGATCTTCGGTACGAAGTCCTGGCGACAACTAACGCAGTTTGCTTTTTGCTCCAACATATAACCCCCTTAGAAGGAAAATTCCTCGCCTTCGTAGTATTCGTTTAGATCATCTTCATGGAAATAATACATAGCGTCGGTATATGCGTTCATACCTGCAGCTATCGGGTCGATCTTCTCCCGGTTTTTCCGCTTGTCGATCTGTACCGCGTCGTTATCTTCTTTCAGAATTGCGTTATTTACCGCCACATCTAAAAGAGGGTTTCCGCTATGCTTTATTTTCT